ACGATTAACTATGCAAACCACAACTATGCTTGATTTTATGCCGGTAGAGCAACCGGAGCCGATGTCTAAAGACGACATCATGTCGTCAGTCACGGCCAGCCTGGAACAGTCCAGGGAGGCCTATGGTTTCCTCGATGGTCTGCGTGAGAATGCCATGAGCTACTATGTCGGTGACTTGCCGGCAGAGGCCCCAGAGGGCCGTAGCCAGGTCGTCAGCACGGACGTGGCTGATGCGATTAACTGGATACTGCCACAGGTTATCGAGCAGTACACCGGCAAAGGTCCGATCATACAGTTCTCACCTAACGGCCCTGGTGACGAGCAGCAGGCAGAGCTCGAGACACATTTTGTGCATCATGTCATGTTTGAAGAGAATGACGGTTACGCCAACATCTACCAGGCAGTTAAAGATGCGCTGATGTCTCGCAATGGCATATTCAAAATCTGGTATGACCAGGTCGAGGATGTCATTACCGAGAGCTACGATGGCATCACGCCGCAAGAGCTGCAGATGATGTCTCAGGACCCTAATGCTGAGATCGTATCAGCAGAGCAGACCCCGGTCGGCTTTAGCGTCAGACTCAAACGCACGGTCAGTAACGGTAAGGTGCTGGTCGAGTGTATACCGCCTGAGGAATTCTTTGTCGCTGCCGGGCACAACAGCATTAACCTGGATGACGCTGAGTTCTGCGCACACATTACCGAGCGCACAGCCGGCGAGCTCATCGCTATGGGCTATGATCAGGAGATAATCGACAACGCACCAGAGCACCCGGATGATATGTCGAGTGACTTCCGGTTTGGCTCGATGGGTGAGTCGGGTGCTGAGTCAGCCGGCGACTACGATAAGTCGAAGCGGCGCATTCAGTATATTGAGGCATTCATCCGGTTGGACATTGACCAGGACGGTGTTGGTGAGTTGGTCAAGATCACCGGCATCGGTGACCGCTACCAGCTGACCGAGCTGCTGGATATCGAGCCCATCACCGAGATGCCATTCACCAGCTGCACCGCTCAGATCATGCCGCACAAGTTCTACGGCATGAGCATATTCGAGCAGGTCAAAGAGATTCAGGACGCTAAGACCAGCCTATGGCGTAACCTGCTGGATAATCTGTACCTGCAGAACAACAAAGAGAAGATAGTGCTCGAGGGCCAGGCTAACCTCGATGACCTGCTGATGACACGCCCTGGTGGCATCAAGCGCGTTAAGAACATGGACGCTATCCGTGAGCTCATCACTCAGCCGGTGGGCACCGAGTCCTACCAGATGCTCGAGTATTTTGACCAGGTCCGGTCAGCCCGTGTCGGTGTTGCCCCGGATATGTCGGGCCAGGCACTGCCAGTGGGCCAGGACACGGCGCACGGTGTTGAGCGCGTCATGACAGCGTCAGAGGCCCTGGTTGGCCTTATGGTGCGTACTATTGCTGAGACAGGCCTGAGGCCTGCCTACAAGAAGATCCGTGACCTGCTGGTGCGTTATCAGGACGGTGTGGTGCCGTTCAAGTTTAACGACCAGTGGTTACAGGTCGACCCGACCCGCTGGGGTTGTCGTTCCCGTATGTCTGTGACAGTGGGCACCGTCACTGGCAATGACCAGCGTAAGCAGGCAGCACTGCAGTATGTCCACCAGGTCCAGGCGTCCCTGATACAGGACCCACGCAATACCCTGGTAGACCAGGCACAGATATACGCTGCCCTGGATGATTTCTGCGATTCTGCCGGGCTCGGCGGTGCTGATCAATACTTCCTTAACCCTGCCAGCCCGCAAGGCCAGCAGAAAAGCCAGCAGGTCGCGCAGGGACAGCAGCAACAGAGTGAAGAGCAGCAGATGCTGCAGCAGGAGATGGTCAAGATGCAGCAGAGTTTGGCGCAGGCCGAGATGGCCAAAGGTCAGGCGGCACTGCAGTCGCAGCAGGTTAAGATACAGAATGCCCAGCTGCAGGCTACCATCGAGCAGCTTAAAGAGAAGCTGCAGCAAGTCCGTGACAGTCAAGAGCTACGGTTCAAGTATGACGAGCTGGCCACTAAGGAGAGCCTGGAGCTGACTAAGCTTGAGCTGGAGGCCAAGAATGATATGTCGCAGCAGTATTTAGAGAACAAGAAACTAGAGGTGCAGAAAGATGGGATGCAAGAAAAGAAAAAACCCGAAGCCTAAAAAATGAATGAGCTAATTGAATATGAGCTGGCCAGGGCCAGAGAGGCAGAGCGCAATAAGTCGCTACTCGAAGTTTACTTTGAAGAGCGTACCAAGTCGCTGTTTGAAGAGTTCAAGAATGCCACAGCCGATGAGCTCGACAGACTTCAGATCCGGGTGCAGGAGATAGAGAACCTGCGCACGGCTATTGATGAAGTGATCAACACAGGCAGAATGCTTGAACGATCTTAATTTATAACCTATATTTAGGAGAATTTTAATGGAAACATCCAGTACCTCTACCGACCAGGCGAGATCCGGTAATCCAGTAGACGACATCGCAAACCTGCTAGGTGCAGAGATTGGCGATGACGACACGCAGCCTGAAGTGGCTGATGAAACACTAGAGCAGTATGAAGACTCACCCGAGTACGAGGCCGGCGAAGCCGAAACCGACGACTCCCAGGATGATGAATCAGAGGCAGCAAGTGTTGAGGATGAAGATAACCTGGCGTCCCTTTTGGGTTTATCCGAGGACCAGATAGTCAGCAATGACGATGGGTTCAAAGTTAAAGTCAAAGTCAATGGCGAAACAAGCGAAGTTGACCTCGCTGAACTTGTTAAAGGCTATCAGTTTAATTCATCAAACAATCAAAAGGCCCAGGCTCTGGCAGCAGAGCGTAAGCAGTTTGAAGAGGCACAGGTGGAATACCAAGGCCGCATTGAGCAGCAGGTCCAGCAGGCTGAAGGTCTAACCATGATGATGCAGAAGCAGCTCATGGATGACTTTGAGAAGATTAACTGGCAAGAGCTGCGACAATATGACCCTGGTGAGTACGCTGCGAAACAGGCAGATTACCAGCAGAGACAGCAGCAGATTCAGCGAGCGACTGCATATATGCAGCAGTATCGTGAGCAGATGAGGCAGCAGGAAGAGGCCAAGCACCAGCAAGAACGTGCGAAGCATCTACAGTCCCAGTGGGATGTCATGCTCAATAACAATCCGCAATGGCGTGATGACAACGTGTTTGAAACCGAAATGGGTGAATTACGCGATTTCGTCAATAAGCAGTACGGATTTACCGAGCAGGATATGGCCCATGTGTCAGACGCCAGGTTAATCGAGCTGATCAAGGATGCGAGAGCATTCCGGGCCGGCAAGTCAGTAGCAGCAAAGAAGACTCCACCTAAGTTACAACGTGCCAAGAACGGTCAGTTTGTCGCAAACAAACAGACCAGAAGGCAGAAACTTGTTGAGGCTGCAAAAAGAGCGAAGGGCGCAAATAGCCGGGAGCTACAGACTGCAGCAATTACTGATTTATTAATGAATGGGGGCTAATCCCCGGGAGTTTTAAAATGGCAGCTGGTAATCTTGATAGTGCTGATCTGAAGGGCGTCCAATTTGGTGGCCTTATCCGCGAAGATGTAATGAATAAGATTTTCGACATCTCTCGCATTCCTTTACCTTTCACCGACATGGTCGGTTCCGGTACTCACAAAAACGAGTATGCTGAGTGGACCGAAGACCAGTTGGCACAGCCTGACGTAACCAATGCGGTTATCGACGGTTCTGATGCTACAGGTAACGACACCGCTACCGGTCGTCGCGTTGGTAACCACAGTCAGATTTCTGACAAAGTTGTTCGTACCTCTTACCGTGCAGATGCTTCTGACACTATCGGTCGCACCAAAGAGCTGGCCTACCAGCTGATGATGCGCCAGCAGGAACTGCGCCGTGACGTAGAAGCGATTGTTCTGGAGAACCAGGCATCAGTCGCTGATGATGGTAACACTACTGCCGGTAATGTCGGCGGTCTGCCTACCTGGATCGAGACTACTGTCATTAACGGTACCGCTGGTGGTTATAACCTGGGCACCGGTCTGACCGAAGCCTGGACCACTACTGGTGCTCCGATTGCACTGTCTGAAGGTGCTGTTCGTGACGCTGTTCAGGGTGTGTATGAGCAGGGCGGTGACCCGACCAAGATGATGTCAGTACCTGGCGTTATTCGTAAGTTCTCTGAGTATCTGTTCACCAGTTCAGCCCGTGTGGCCACTCTGATGGCAGACCAGGGTAAATCACGCGAAAAAGCGGCAGCTATGGGCTCTGTAAACGTGTTTGTTACTGACTTCGGTACCCTGGACCTGGTTCCTAACCGTCTGCAGCAGGCACAGCAGGCAGCAGCGGCTGGTGACTCGGCGTTTGTGTTTATTCTGGACCCTAGCTACCTGTCCATGTCTTACCTGCATGGTTACCGCACTGATCCGCTGGCTAAAACAGGCCTGGCTGAGAACCGTCACATGAGCGTTGACTATACGCTCAAAGTTCATACCGAGAAGGCGCACGCTATGATCGGTGACGTGTCTCTGACAGCTGACGTAACGCCGTAATGACTGAGGTCAGTGAAGAGCTGGCCGAAGTTCCTGAAGAGACTTCCGTGGAGGTTGAAAAACCGAAGCGGAAGTCACGCGCTAAGAAGGAACCTGAGGTCATAGATATGAAGGCGCGTGTCAAGGTTAAGAACACCACTAATCGCACCCTCGAGGGCATTCGCCCAGGTGATGTTGGTGAAGTATCGGAAGCCCGGGCGCGTAGTTGGAACAAATATCTGGAGCGTGTCTAATGGATGAGGTGATTAAGTCTCGAGTGGAATACCAACCGCACGAAGACCGCCTATACGTTGAAAAGAGTCAGCCCACCCGTAATGCAATCCTCGAGCGTAATGCAGAGCTTCGTAAGAACCCGGGAGTTATCCAGGACCTTGGTGCTCAATCAGGCAGTACCTGGGGCCGGCAGGTCGCATCAATCCCAATGATCGACTACTACAATGCACTGCGTGATGGTTTTGACTTGAACAATTCAGATAAGACTGTTCGTAATCGTGAGCTCAATCGGTTCCTGCAAACGGATATCGGTCGGGCTTGCCTTGTGCAGGGGAAGAACTAATGCCTGGCAAATTATGTTTTGGTGTAGAGGTCGGCAATGCCGGCAATCTTAAAGAAAGTAAAACTTACTGTGAAGGTCGTCTAGCGGCATTCAGAGGTCAGGGGTTGTTAACTAACCCTTACCCGATTGGTACAGTAGGTAGACAGAGGTGGGCCGCAGGACACAATGCCTTCAGCGGCGGTGCTCCAAAAGGCTGTTCAGCAGTCTGATGTACAAGCCACTATTGATGATGAGAACAAGAGGTCTTTCGGGGCCTCTTCTCACAAAACACAAGGGCGTGCCTGGGCTGTCAAAGTCTATCGGTAATGCAGTCGGCGGTGGTATTGTCACGCAGGTTGTAACCTATCAAGGTGCGCCAGTAACGTATAACGGTGATGAGGTGACCTACCGTGGCTGAACTATTTAATATTCTTACTTACACCTTCCAGAAGAATCAAAATATCCTCGATATTCCCGATACCTTCACCCCGATTGTCCAGGTAACGCAGCAGTCTGGTGATAATGGTATTTATGAGCTTGGATTCTCTATTTCTGGTACGTTCCCTAACATTACTAACCCGGTAGTTGCACGTTACCGAATAAACAATGATCCGTGGTTATCAATCAGTAAAGAACAGAAAGATGTTACGGACAACATTACATTCTACTATGCGTTCCCTTATGCGTGGGATGGTGCTACACCAATCACTATTGAGGTTGAAGGCCGTAAATCAGGTAGTGCTGATCAGTTGGATGTGCAGTATGCTGATGCTTGGATAGAGCGCAAAGTATGAATTACCAGGACATCAAAGACCTTGCCTTTGGTTATGCTGACAGGCAGGACCCGGAGACTGTTGATAAATACGATTTTTTCCTGCGTGTTGTCGAGTCAAGAATTAATCAGGTCCTCAAGGTCCAGAAGATGTCCTGCCGTACACAGTTAAAGACACGCGAAGCACAGGAATACTATGGCCTACCTACAGATTTCCTGGGGCTGCGTGATATCGAGATATTCGACCAGGCCACGCCTAACGATAAGGTTACCCTGGAGTATCTTAACCCTAAGCAGATGAATGATTTGGGCTCTGGTCCTGTTGAGGGTGTGTTCTACACCATCATCGCTGATCAGCTTTACATTAAACCAGCGCAGCGCGATAAGATCCTCGAGATTATCTACTATCGCCGGGTGCCACCACTAAAGTCTGCTATTACAGATGGTGATGCTGCGGAGAATTGGGTCAGCAAGGACTACCCGGACCTCTATGTCTTCGGTACCCTGGTTGAGATATCCAGCTTCGTTAAAGACGCTGCAGCACTAGATATATGGAATAAACGGTTTGAGCTGGCACTCGAGTCTGTACGGATTGACGATACAGACACACGCTGGTCAGGCACCCCACTTCAAATGAGGACAGCATAGATGCCCTTCACAGGAACAGAATTAGCCGGTAACTGGATTGTTGAAGGTACCAGCACACAAGGTACTGGGCAGTTAAACCTTAACGGTGCTGACTTCGGTTACATCACTTTTGCTAAAGCACTACCGTCCGGTGGTCGGGTATTTTATACAATATTCAACGGTGATAACCGTGAGGCAGGTATCGGTGAGATTAACGCTAATATCCTGACTAGGCTGCACATCACCGCTACCCTGAATAATGGTATTTACAATGAAGGTACTAACCTACAACCGATCAACCTGGTGGGTGACTCCAGTGTCGCCGGCACGTTTAACCAGGCAGCTTTTGAGCATCTGTGGAAGCACGTCTTTGACCTAGATAATCCGCATGATGTGCAGGCATTCCAGGTTGATTACAACAATTCACAATCCGGGCTTGTTGCTACTAATGTGCAGTCAGCGATTGATGAGCTCTACAAAAAATCGGAAGACCATGAAGGTGATCTGAATAATCCGCACCAGACTAACTACCTGAACCTTACTGATACTGACAATGATACTTACGTTGATCAGTACGCCCTGGTCCCGACTGTTAATTCAACAGAAGACGGGCTCGAGTTCACTGAGGTTACCAGCACCTGGTACGGTGATCTACCTCCTACCGACACAGCCAAGTGGAAACGCTGGTGGGACACTGAGAATGGTCGGGCATTCGTCTGGTACCAGGACGCCAGCTCATCTCAGTGGGTCGTTGAAGATCCCCAGGCACCCCTGGTTGCGCCTCGCGTTGACTCTATCAAGTGGTATGACCCGGCCAAGGTATTTGAGCCTAAGGACTTCTGTTTCTACTA